ATGCTTCAAAGTTTGCAAAAATCTCGTACGATTGGGATGGTGTAGGCTCAACAGCAAAAGGCAAACAGATGATTCTTGACTCAATTACTAAAGGTGACGAAGTATACATCATCTCTGCTCGTGATTCAAAAGACAATATCAAGATTGACATCGCTCAAGACCATATATTTGCAACAGGTTCAAACGAAGCAAAAATTGCTAAAGTAAAAGAACTAGGTATCTCTAAGCACTTTGACAACAATCCTGATGTAGTGAAAGCACTAGCGTCTATTGGTGAAAAGTTTCGCATGAACTTCGCAATTCAAGATGAAGAGAAGCGCATCGTGAGTGGTGTTGCTATGATTGCAGATATGCCTATCTATCGTAGAGACGCAGTTCGTGGCGAGTACTATGTAGTATTTGACAAAGAGTCTATCTTTAAGATTGCGAAGAAATGGGCGAGAAGCAATAAGTATGACTCAGTGAATGAACATCACGAAACACCTATCAATGATGGTGTATCATTATTTGAGTCTTATCTAGTAGATAAAGAGCGTGGTGTGATGCCACCAAAAGGATATGAAGATGTAGCAGACGGCTCATGGTTTGTCTCTTATCTCATCGACAACGAAGATGTATGGCAACGAGTAAAGTCAGGCGAGTTCAAAGGTTTCTCTGTCGAAGGTGTCTTTGACTTTGTCTCTGAATTAAGCGAAGATTTGAAAGTCATCGAAGAACTCAAGAGAGTCTTATCTCAATGGGATGGAAAGTAAAATTGCAACACTAACAAAAAATATATATTCAATTATGATGAACGCAAAAGACACTTTGAAACAAGTCCGAGTATTATTGGGATTTGATGAAGAAACAAAAGTAGAGTTCGCAACTGCGACTTTAACTGACGGAACAATTATTTCATGGGAAGGCGACCTAGCAATAGGTACTGCTATCATGGTACAAACTGCTGACGGAGATATTTCTGCACCTGATGCGACTCACGAACTAGAAGACGGAACTCTTATCACTACTAGTGGTGGTGTAGTTACTGAAATCGTAGAACCTGCTGAAACTGAAACCGTAGCAAATCCAAATCCTACAGAGATGGAAGAGTTTGCAACTATTTCTAGATTCAATGAAGTAGTAGAAACTTTAGAAATTAAAATTGCTGACTTAAACAAAGCAATAGAAAGTCTTATTGTAGAGAGAGCATCTCACAAAGAAGCAATGAGTAAAGTAGTTGACTTGTGTGAAAAGATGATTGACTTGCCTTCTGACGAGCCAACAAAAAAGCCATACACTCCAACAAAACAAGAGACTCAATTCGAGAACTTGAAAAAATTCGCAAACTCACTAAAAAAATAAAATAAAAAAACTATGTCATTCGTTGTCTCCTCTCTAGCGAACTACACCAACGAGCAGTCTACTGACTTATTGGTTAAAGCGTTGTTCGGTTCAAAAACCGCTTCAACTTTGCAAACTGCAGGTCAAGTACAAGTAGGTGTAAAATCTGCTTCTGCTTTGAACTTGTTAAACTCTACCGTTTACTTTCAAGCAGACGGCTGTGGCTACACTCCTAGTGGTGCTACTACTTTCACACAGCGTGTAATCACCGTTGGTGCTGTAAAAGTTGCTGAAACTTTGTGTCCTAAAACTCTTGAAGCAAAGTGGATGCAGACTCAAATCATGGCAGGTTCTCCTACTATGTTGCCTTTTGAAGAGCAAATTGGTGCTGAGAAATCTGCTGTTATTGCTGAAAATATCGAAATTGCTATGTGGCAAGGTGATACTGCAAGTGGTAACCCTAACATCAATCGCTTTGATGGTTTCAGTAAAATTATCGCCGCCGCTTCTCCAACTCTTGGAAACGCAAACCCTACAACTTTCACAACCGTAACAAATGCGAATGTTGACGATATCATCGACCAAATGTATGGTGCTTTGCCTTCTCGTGTTGCTTCTATGACTGACTTAGTTTGTTTCTTGGGTATCGACGCATTTAAATTGATGTTGGTAAACTTGAAGAACGCCAATTTGTTTCATTATGTTGCTGATGCTCCACAAACTATGGAGTTGGTTTATCCCGGTACTAATGTAAAGTTAATCGCTGTTGGTGGTTTGAACGGAACAAATAAATTGTTCATGGGTTCTTTGTCAAACTTCTTCGTAGGTACTGACTTAGCAAATGAAGAAGAATCATACAAATTGTGGTACTCTGAAGACAACGATGAAGTTCGTTTCATGACTACTTTCAAGTATGGTGTTCAAGTTGCTTATCCTGCTGAAGTAGTTTATTTCACCCTTTAATTTGATATAGGATGCCTTGTTTATTAACTTCAGGATTCACTCTCGACTGCAAAGAAGCAGTAGGAGGAGTAAAGAGCATCCACCTAATCAGTTGGGTGACTTCAAAGTTCACCGCAGTTAGTGGCGAAATTACTGCTACAACCGTTGTGAGTGGTGATGTTTACACATACGAACTACCTAAAGGTACTGCTTCTTTGACAAACACTACAAATGTAAGTGTCGAGAATGGTACATCTTTCAATCAAGCCGATGTTGCTTTCAAGTTGCGTAGACTTGCTACGACTAAGAGAAACGAGATGAAACTTCTTGCTCAAGGTCGTTGCTATGCTATCGTAAAGACAAACAACGATGAGTATTGGTTGCTAGGTAAAGAGTATGGATGTGATGTTACTGCAATGGTCTCAAACACAGGAACTGCAATGGGCGATTCTACAGGTTACGAAGTGACTTTGACTGCTATGGAAGCAGAAGCGCCATTTAAACTTGCGTCTAGTGTTGTGACTACTCTTGGAATTTAGTATATTTGAATTTCATATCTGTTTAAGAAGAGAGCGACTTTCGAGTCGCTCTTTTTTGTTACATTCTTTTTCTCTTGCTATTTACTTACGATGCTCACAATTAACAAACTACAAACGAAGTATTGGTATTTAACTCTCACTGAGAAAGCAAGTGCATCTTCATATGTATTTACTTTTACGCATCGCACAACAAACACAATCGTCACTAAAACTTTGACAGATGTATCGATTCATAAAGAGCGATATAATCAATTTTTATTTGTAGAAGGTACTACTGCTACACTTCTTGAAGGCGAACACGCATACAGCGTCTCTACAATCGGTGGCACACTATGTGAAATAGGTATACTCAAAGTAGAAACTAGTTCAAGTACGACTCAATACACTCCAAACTTAACTGAAAAAATACACATAATATGAGCAACTCAACAAGCATCATCGCAGGTGGCGATGGTTTTAAGTATCACTCAGCGTCTACCGTTACAAGTGTAGGATATAGCGCTCTAGTTGTACAAGAAGACACAATCTTTACTTCTTTCTCAGTCGATGGAACAAATGTTCTTTCTGCTCGTGGTTTAAGTGGTGTGACTCTTCAACAAGGAGCATATCTACCTGCAGGTGGCGCAACAAAAATCACAGGATTTATCATCTCTTCAGGCTCTGTAATCGGCTATTAAAATGATAGGCATCGGAATTGGCACTCGAAGTCGTCTATATAAAGGTCAAGGTTGGGCAATCGTAAAATCATACAAAGCAAGAATCACAAGCGATGGTGGATATTATGAAGGTATCTCTTGTCTATTGCGTAAACTAAACAACTTATGAGCGATTTATTAAGTCAAGCATCACTCGTGATGATTCCGAGTGGCTACAAAGAAGATGTTGTTTACTCACCAATTCCCACAAGCGGTGCGGGTGATTTATCATTCACACGAGCATCCAACGGAACACGAATAAATAGTGCGGGGTTGGTGGAGGTTACGCCGTGGAATGCTATGCAGTATAGTGAGGATTTCACAAATGCGGTATACAATAAATATAACAATATAACCGCAAGCGCAGACCAAACAACCGCACCAAACGGAACTAACACCGCAGACAAAATAGGACTTTCTACTGCGTCAACTACTTTCCCAAATCTTGGACAAGACCTTAGTTTCATTAATGGTCAAGTTTATACATTTAGCGTTTACTTAAAAAAGAACACTATAAATTTTGGCAAAATTCGTTTGGGTGGTACTGCGTTTGCTTCGTCTACAAATAGTCCTTTATACAACCTAAATACGGGTGTACTTGTAAGCGGAACGGGTACGATTGAAAGTATGGGTAATGGTTGGTATCGTTGCACAATGACGGCAACGGCAGAAGCAAATGCCAATGGAGGTTTTGCGATTGATTTGCCAGATTCAGCAGGTGTTTGGAATGGTTCAAGTGTTTATAATGTAAACGATTCTATTTTTGCGTGGGGCTACCAAGCGAACATCGGCTCAACCGCCAAACCCTATTTCCTCACTACCGACCGCTTAAATGTTCCACGCCTAACTTATCAAAATGGCGGGGGCGGGTGTCCTAGTTTGTTGTTGGAGAAGCAGAGTACGAATTTAATGTTCCCAAGTGAGGATTTTACAAATGCCAATTGGACGGGCAGTAATTACACAATAGTTGCAAATGATTTGACAAGCCCCGACGGCACACAGAGCGCAGATAAATTTACCACTACAAGCACCATAGTGGAGAATTATATGCGAATTAGTAATATTTCAATTTTAGCAAATATTGGTTCTTCTTATACTACAACAATTTTCGCAAAAAAGGGAACGGGCAATTTTTTGAGGATTCGTAATTTGTTTGTGACTAATGGTGGAACGAATGGAAATGCTTGGTTCAATCTAAATACGGGTGCAGTTGGCACAGTTCAAAGTTCACAAACCGCATCTATACAAGATATGGGAAATGGGTGGTATCGTTGCAGTTTAACGGGCGTTGTTGGTCTTGTAAATTCATTTAGTTTAATAGATTTTGGATTTACCAACGCAGACGCAACCAATTTCCCAAGTTCAAATGTCAATGGGTATATTTGGGGCGCACAATTTGAATTGTCAACCTACCCCACATCCTACATCCCAACCACATCAGCAAGTGCCACAAGGGTGGCGGATGCTTGTAGCAAGACGGGTATAAGTAGTTTGATTGGGCAGACGGAGGGGGTTTTATTTGTCGATTTGGTAATTACGGGAACAACGGGAAATAATAGATTTAGTATTTCTGATGGTAGCAATGTAAATTGGATTTTTATTGCAACACCCGAAGATGGTGGAACTAGAGCAAGTCGCTTTTATATCAAAACAAATGGAGTTGTCAGAGTTGATGTTGGGACATCTTCTTATTTCACCATTGGTCAACGCTATAAATTAGCATTGGCATACAAGAGTGGTAATTGGGCGGTTTACGGAAACGGAACATTATTATATAGTGGAACGGATTCAATTGCTTCAGTTTCATCTCCTTTATCTGTATTTAATTTTTTCAATGTAACAGGTGGCACTGCTGATTGTGGAGAGCAAATAAACCAAGCCATCCTATTCACAACCCGCCTAACAAACGCAGAACTTGCCTCACTCACAACCTTATGAAAACCTTCGCTAAATTCGAGTTCACCCCTACACAATGGGCAACACTTCGCAAGTTAATAGAGCAAACTACCTTAACTCCAATAGGTGAAAAAATCACCTCTTGGGTTGATTGTGCAGTTGTTGAATTGGGCAATATAGTTATCACACCGGCAGTCATTGAGGACATGGAAGTAAAAACACCAGCAGTCCTTTCAGACAAATGGGCGGTTGATATTCTATTCTATGCAGAACCACCGAAAGAGTTTGAGCCGTATGCAGTTTATCCAAATCCGTGTGGGGTGCATACATTCAGCGGGGGCGATGATTTGTATCTCAAGACCTTTTGTGCGAAGTTTCCTACTAGTGAATTTTGTGTCATCGAACAACCTAAACTAATAAATGAAAAATCTAAATAATGATACCTTTGCAAACATCGCTACA